GATCAGTTAAAGTTGGTCGGTCAACTTGGACGGGTAAGCGTCTGCTACTCGTAATTCTACCTTATAGGTGATATCATGAGCAGCAAACGAAGTGTCGAAAAGAGCGTTAAGCTCCATAACGGCATGTTCTTAGTCCGCCTCGAAATCGATGGCCCCTCGTGCGAACTATACCTCGGCGAAAGCTGCGGTCAAGGTCAGTACGTAGGTGGATCAATCGACCTTCCGGAACTTCCGGAAGACATGCTTGAGGATCTGAAGGACTGGATTAACCAGCACTTGTGGAACCTCAGACATGGAGGCACCGCATGCAGCGAGTGATTGCTGTTTTGCGGCTCGTCCTGTGGGTGTTGCCGTTGTTGCGGCGACGCAAAGTCTCACGTCATCCCTTGGAAGGAGTTAAGCAGTGACCAGGCCTTCGTTTGAAACGAAGATCTCTGGTCGCTGGGAGCATAAAGAGAATGGGGTCCTGTTCGAAGGAACAGAGCTCGACGCTCAGTATGCTCGCGAGGTCGTATCCGGCGTAAGCCGGAGAAAGCCTACCGGGTGGGTTGACCCCACTCCGTACTCCTTCACTCGTGAGCGGAGGTCTAGATGTATTGGAGCGTATAGCAGACGGACTGTCGACACGTATGATGGCTCTGTCCTCGGTATGAGGCAGGTCACCGGCGTGGTTGACAACCCCGTGACTGGACTCTCGTCCAGTCTTGATCTGTTTAACGCTGCGTATATCCAGCCCTCGTCGTTTCCTGCCTCCTTAGTTGATAGGGCCGTAGTTAAGGCCCGATTGGCGATGAAGGACCAAGATGTAAATCTTGGAGTTGCTTTTGCTGAGCGTTCTCGTACAGCAAGACAGCTGGGAGACACTGCTCTGACCCTCGCAAGAGCCTTTATGGCTTTGAAACGAGGTGATGTCGCTTTAGCAATGAAGCGGCTCGGTCTTACTGACCGTGAGCACCAGTGGCGCGGCAAATCCGTCATCGAAAGATGGCTGGAGCTGCAGTACGGCTGGAAGCCTTTACTC